GCTTTACCAGTGCGCCGAGGTCTACATCAAGCTCGACGCGGACGGTGACGGCATTGCCGAATGGCTGTGCTGCCACATGATCCAAGACGAGCTGATGGAGTACGAAAAGACGGACGGACACCCGTTCGTTTGGATCTGCCCGATTCCTCGCCCGCATGCGTTCTTCGGCGACTGTCCGGCTGACCTTGCCATCCAGCCGCAGAAGCTACGCACCAGCGTTGTCCGTGCCATCGAAGACAACCTGATGATGACGGTGAACAACCGTCTGTACGTGAACACCGAGGCTAACGTTAACCTCGATGACATCCTCGAAAATCGCCCCAACGGCATCATCCGTGGCCGTGGCGCGGCGAATGGCGCGATTCAGCCGCTTGTGCAGCCGAACCTTGGCGCCCCGGCCTACGAGTTCAACGAGTGGCTGGAAAGCTGGCGCGAGAACCGCACCGGCTTCACCCGCTACAGTCAGGGCACCGACGCCAATGCGCTGAACAAGACCGCGACGGGCGTCAGCATCATCACGCAGAAGTCCGACCAGCGCATGGAGCTGATCGCACGATTCTTTGCGGTAGGCGTCAAGCAGCTCTTCGCCAAGATGCTGAAGCTGGCGATCCAGCACCAGAACAAAGCAGAGATGGTCAAGCTGGGGGGCCAGTGGCTCCCGGTCAACCCGTCCGAGTGGCGCGATCAGTACGACGTAAAGATCAAGGTGGGCCTGGGCACGGGCTCCAAGGAGCAGCAGGCGGCCCGCATCATGGGCCTGATTCAGGCCATGCAGCTTGGCGTTCCCATGGGCGTTGTAGGCCCGCAGCAGTTCGCCGAAGCCCTGCGCCTCTACGTCGAGGCCAACGAGTTCAAGAACCCGGAGCGGTTCGTTCTGCCTGAGCCCTCAGGTATGCCGCCTAACCCGCAGGCGTACCAGCAGGAAAAGCAGATGGCGCAGCAGCAGCTCGCCACGCTTCAGCAGCAGTTGCAGCAGACGAGCCAGGAGAACATCCAGCTCAAGGCTTCCCAGGCCATGAAACAGGCCGAATTGGAGCAGCGGGCGCAGGAGTCCGATCAGAAGCACCAGCAGGCCATGACCAAGCTGCAAATCGACGCCACGAAGGTCGCGCAGGACGGTCAGGCCAAGGCGCATGAACACGTCATGCAGGCGATGGGAAGCGATCACCAGGCCGAGCAGGACGACCAGCAGGGCGAAGACGCCAAAATCGCCCAGCTCACAGCGCAGGTGCAGCACCTAACGCAGGTGGTGCAGGCTATCGTGCAGGCGATTGGTCCGGGTGAACAGCAGGAGGCTCAGTGAGCAACGCCACCGAAGAGCTTGAACGCGGCCGACTGGCCCAGGAAGTCCTAGAAAACCGCGTCTATGTCGAGAGCATGGCGCAGATCGAAACGGAGATTACCGAACGATGGCAGGTCGAAAGCGATCCGAAGGCCCGCGAGTGGCTGTGGACACTGACGCAGGCGCACAAACGGCTGCAAGCGGTGCTGAGGGACACGATGCTGACCGGGCAACTGCGCTCCAAGCAGATCGAGCGCGACCAGACCCGTCTGGAACGCCTTGGGAGCGTATTCACGAGGCGTTGAAGGCTCTGGATAGGCAGGGCAACCCGGTCTGCCTTGTGAGCCATCCCGCGCCGCGTGGCGAGCTTTGGCACGGGACGCACGGAAACGCCCGAATCGTCACTGGCGAGGCGTTCGCGGTGACTTCTTGCGGTACGAAACACAAGCTTTAACCCACAACGAAGGACATAAACATGGCAGGTGACGCAGAAATGCAGCCGGCCGGCAGCGTTGAATCGCTCTCGGACCTGGCTGAGCTGTTGGATGACGGCAAGGACGAGGCCGAAGAGGAAACCGAAGGCGGCGAGGAAGCCACCTAGGACGAAGCCGAGGGCGACGAGTCCGAGGAACAGGAAGGCGCCGAGGATGGCGAGGAAGAGGAAGGCGAAGAGGACAAACAAGACGACGACCCCACCGTCATCCTGAAGGTGGACGGCAAGGAGGTCACCGTCAAGCAGTCTGAGGCGCTGGAACTTGCCCAAAAGGGCATGGACTACACCAAGAAGACGATGGCGCTTGCGGAGGATCGCAAGGCAGTCGAGGCCGAACGCTCCACGGCGGAGCAGCTCCGCAGCCATCACGAGAAGGCCCTAGAGGCCACGCTGGACCGCCTGAGCGCGTTTCAGCAGTTCATGGAATCACAGGTAGGAACGCCACCGGACATTTCGCTGGCGCAGCAGGATGCAGCCGAATACCTAGCACGGAAGCAGCACTACGAAGACCGAAAGGGCACGTTGGACCGCACTTTGCAGGCCATCGAGAACGTGAAACAGGAAGCGCAGCGACAACGCCAAGCGCGACTTGTGGAACAGGCCGATGCGACCGAGAAGGCTTTGCGAGACACCCTCCCCGGTTGGACCGATAACACGCTTACCGAACTGGCCGGATACCTGGGCAAGGTTGGACTCAACCCCCAGACGGCAGCGGATGCGTACGTGCAGAAAGGCTTGTGGGAACTTGCCCACAAGGCGAAAGCCTATGACGCCATTGTGGCGAAGAAGGCCTAGCTGAAGCCCGTTGCACAACTGGCGAAGGTGCAGAAGCCCGCCGCCAGCAATCAAACCAATCGTGCCCAGCAGAGCAAGGCCGAGGCGCTCAAGCGCTACAACGCCAAGCCCACGCTGGACAATCTCGCAGGCTTGCTCTGAGGATCTGAAATGCCTACCAATACTCTCCAGACCGGCAGCGTTGTTCGCGTTGCCGAAAACGTCGAAGACAAGATCTACAACTTCAACCCGTAGGACACCCCGCTCGTTTCGGCGATTGACCGTATCAAGGTTAGCAACGTCTTCCACGAGTGGAACCGCGACAGCTACCGCACCCCGAACGGCGGCAATGCGGCGGCTGAAGGCGCGGATGTGACCTATGCGGCTCAGGTACAGCCGACTCCGCTCAACAACCGCACGCAGATTTTCCAGGACACCGTTTCGGTGTCGAACACTGCCGAAGCGGTCAAGAAGTACGGTCGCAGCTCGGAAATCGCCCGCCTGAAGATGAAGAAGATGATCGAGCTTCGGCGCGACATCGAGGCGGCTGCGCTTGGCAACGGCGCGTCGGTGACGGCTTCCGGCTCGACGGCGGGCCAGCTTCGCGGTCTGTATGGCTTCATCGCTACCAACGCGTCTGTGGGCGCCACGGGCACGGCCCCCAACCCGACGACCAATACCGCCCCTGTGGCGGGTACGGCGCGAGCCATCACTGACGCGCTGGTCAAGGCGGCTGTGCTGGGCGCGTACACCAATGGCGGCGACGCCAGCATGTGCCTCGTCTCGCCGACGCAGAAGCAGAACATCTCTGCCCTGACCGGCAACGTCACGCGCCAGCAGCAGGTGCCCAGTTCGAAGGCGGACGGCCAGCTCGTGCTGAACACCGCGTTCACGTTCTACGGCCATGACTTCGGCGTGACCAAGATCGTGCCCAACCGTGTGCAGGCAGTGGTGGCCGGCGGCCTGTCGAAGGCGGCATACATCGTCGATGCCGACAAGATCGCGCTGGGCCAGCTCCGTCCGTTCGAGTCTGAGCAGATGGCGACTGTGGGCGATGCCAAGAACTGGCAGATCCGCACGGAAGTGACTCTGGTGGTTCGCGACGAGAAGCCGCTGGCTTCGATTCTGGACCTCCAGTAACCAACCTGGGGCCGGCTTACACAGCGGCCCCTCTTTCTTTCAGAGGGCGACATGCGCGCACGTATCGAACGAGTGGACGACCTCCACGACGCCTACGTCTACGAACAGAGCATGGACGACCTCCACGCCATTGCGGACTACTGCAAGGCCCGCCAGAACAGCGACATTCGAGGCGCCACCGGCGACAAGGACATGCGGATGCTGGCGGAAATCCCCGGCATCATTGTCTAGCAGTATTGCAACGACAAAGGCATCACCTTTGCCGAGTTCATGCGCAACCCGGAACACGCAACGCGCATGCTCAATGACCCGGCCTTGTCCGCCTTCCGCATCCATCGGGGCCGCGTCTGATGCAGTTCGCTAACTACACGGACTTCCGCAACGCCGTTATCAAAATGATCGACGGTGACGACGTGGGTTCTGGCTCATTGAGCACTGCTACGCTGGATCTTCTTATCTCGCTGGGCGATCAGGCGGTCTACAACGGCACGACCGGTCCTGCGGGCGAGGCATTGCCGGGGCTGCGCTGTGGCGACATGGAGACGGCGCTTAGCCTGACCGTGACCGGCAATAGTGCCACGCTGCCCACGGACTGCCTTGAGCTTAAGCGCGTCCAGCAGACAGGCCAGTACCCGATGGATTACGTGGCCGAGGAAGGTTTGCTTCGCTACATCAAAGCCGGCGGTGGCTCCGGTTCGGCTCGCCAGTACACGCAACAGGGCCGAAACCTGGTCTTCTTTCCCGCGCTGAGCGATGGCGATACGGTCCAAGGGCGCTATTACCAGCAGTTCGCCGACGTTTCGCAGGGCACGTTGAACGCCGCCTTCAACCGTTACCCGGACGTATGGCTGTATGCGGCTTTGGCCGAATCGGCCCCGTTCCTGGGCGAGGATGCCCGCCTTCCGCTATGGAAGAGCCTCTATAAAGGGCGCCTGATGGCCGCCCTGGCAACGGAGCGCAATAGGGAGCAGTACGGCTCCCGGCTGGCTGTTAGGGCGCGCTGATGCAGACGGAATTCCTGGGGGCGGCCTACCAGTCCCTTAGCCTCCCGCTGGCCGGCTAGACGCTGGTCAACCTGTACTTCGAGGCTGCGCCTCCGGGGTCGGCCTTCGAGGGTATGTTCTACAACGCTCCGGGCTGCAAGCTGTGGGCGACGGTGGGCACAGGTCCAATCCGTGGCGAGCACTACGCGGGCGGTTATGGCTGGGTTGTCTCGGGCAGCACGCTTTACCGCGTGGCGACCGATGGCACGACCACGACCGTTGGCACCATTCCAGGCACGGGACGGGTATGCATGGTCCATAACGACACGCAGTTGGCGGTCATGCACTCGGCGGGCTGGGAGGCGGTCACGCTGTCCACCTTGAGCATCGGCTCTGTCTCGGGCGCTCCGACGACCGCGCAAGGCACATTCCAGGACAGCTACGTGGCGTTCCCATTAGAGAATGGGACCTATGGCTGGACCGCCATCGACAACCTGCAAAGCATCGACCCGCTGGATTTCGCCTCGGCTGAAGCCCAGCCCGATCCGATCGTTGCGGTGCTGAGCGATCACCGCGAGCTGTGGCTGTTTGGCGAGGCGACGACAGAGATTGCGCAAACCTCGGGTGACGCGGACCTCGTGTTCACCCGCACGGCCATCATGGAATATGGCTGCATCGCCAAGTACAGCCCGGCCAAGAGCGACAACACGGTGCTTTGGCTTGGCCGGAACGAGGACGGCGACGGCACGGTCTTTCGGGCGGATGGCTATAGCCCTTCGCGCATCTCCACGCATGCCCTTGAGAACGCCATGCGGGGCTATGGCGACCTTTCCCAAGCCTGGGGCTACTGCTACCAGCAGAACGGCCATACGTTCTACGTGCTGACCTTCCCGGGCTATGCGACGTGGTCTTTTGATCTGTCCTGCCAGCGCTGGACGCAACTGACCTACCTCAACACGACGACCGGCAACCGCGAGCAGCACCGTGGCAACGCCTATATGTTCCTCGGCGGCAAGCACATCGTCGGGGATTACGTTAATGGCAACCTGTACCAGCTTGATTTGGACACGTACACCGACAACGGCAACCCCATCGAACGGGAGCGTGCTTGGGCAGTCATCTCCAACAACGGCAAGTGGCTTAGGCACAACACGCTACAGCTCTTTGCTGAAATGGGCGTGGGGCTGGATGGCATCACCTCGCCAACGCCTGGCGCCGACCCGAAATGGACGTTGGACTGGTCCGATGATGGTTGCCGTACGTGGAGCAATGCGCGGCAGATCGCCCTAGGGTTGATCGGCGCCTTCCGTAACCGTGGCTTCCTGCGGCGCCTTGGGCTGTCCCGCTATCGGGTCTATCGCCTGCGCACCTCTGAGCCTGTGAAATTGTCTGTCTACGGCGTCGATCTGGACGCAACTGCGAGTAGCCGATGAGCTTTGTTTCGACCGCCAAGGACACAATGCTCAACGCCCTGAGCATTACGCAGATTAGCGCCCACACGGCCTTCCCGGGCGGCACGGGCGCCAATGAAGTCGCCGGCACGGGCTATGCCCGCGTAGCCGTCACATTCGGCACATCCTCCGGCGCTGTGCGCACACTTAGTGCGTCAGCCAACATCACCATACCGACCGGTGTGACGGTTCGCTGGCTTGGCTTGTGGAACGGCTCAACTTTCCTCGGCTACTCGCCTAACGCGGGCGTGCCCAAGGAATTCATCGCCTCGCCCAGCACCGACACCTTCACTTGCCCGGCGCATGGCTACGTCAACACGAACAAGGTTGTGATCTACGGCGATACGGTCCCGGCCGGACTGACCGAAGGCACGATCTACTACGTGGTCAATGCCACGGCAGACACCTTCCAGCTTGCCGCAACGGCCGGTGGTTCGGCTATCGACATCACCAGCGCGGGCGGTTCGGGCTGCGTGGTTTCGACCATCACCGAAGAGGTCTACGGCGGCGGCGGCACCCATACGATTTCGGCATGGACGCTGGCGCTGCCTAACTGATGGCCACGGCAACCTGCAAAACGGTCGCTGGTAGCTATTCGGCGGCCCAGCCGTACAAGCTTCGGTCCTATACATGCACGACCATTGCGGGCGCCGAAATGGCGGCTGCGAATGTGGCATGGGGTGGCTCGACGGCCAAGCGAGCCCGAGTTAACTGGCTTCCTGGCGCGCACGTCCCGGTGCTGGACGGCTCGGGTCGCATGTCGCCGCCGTGGTATCGGTTCTTTCAGGAGATTGCAGAGAACCGCTTGGGCGGTATTGACGCGCCGACCGTGCCGGAAGTGGTGACGACGACAGTTCAGACGCAAAGCCAGGTGATCGGCGTTCAGACCGGCATTCAGTCCATGGGGCAGCAGGTTTCGGCCATCACCGATACGGTCAATACACAAACCCAGGTGGCTCAGAACAGCAACCTATCGGGATCTAGCCAGATACCCAGGCTGCCTTCCTACAAGCTGCAGCAGCTCAACAAGTTGGATGACGCGTGATCGAGTTCATGGTTATCGGGCTGCCGCGCTCAGGAACGGCATGGGCGGCTAACTGGCTCACGACGGACACGACCCTTTGCCTGCATGACCCGTTGGCGAAGTGCCACCATGCTGAGCTTGACGGGCTGGTGTCGGGCAAGCGCTTGGGCGTGTCCTGCACGGGGCTTTGGATGCAGGCCGATTGGCTCAATGCGCACCCGGCCAGGAAGGTCATTCTGCATCGCCCACTAGAGGCCATAAATCGCTCACTGAAGGCCCTCGGAGCCATGCAGATAGGCAACGTAAGCCTCGACCACATCAACGGCCTACACGTCGATTGCGAGGCTCTATGGGACGATCCCGAGCCCATTTGGAAGCATCTAACGGGGCTGCCCATGGATTGGGAGCGCCACCACCTGCTTTCGACCATGAATGTGCAGATCGACTTCGAGCGCACGCCGGTAGACCGCGCCGTCGTTCGGCGCTACTTGGAGAATTTTTCTTGCCTCCGATCCTGAAACTGTGCGGCGGATTCGACGTGTCCGGCGTCGTGGCTGAGCTGGAGGATCACCCGGAGCTGTGGAACGAGCATCGGGCGCGGACCACGTTTTACAACGGCCCGCATGGCGGTGTGTCGGATATTTGGGTCCGCTACAACGACTTTGCTAACTTCAACGGCGACCTGGCGGCGTTCAATGAGCCGCACGAATCGGTGTGGTATCCGGGTTCGGACAAGCTCCCTTCCGTCAAGCGCCTCGTCTACGACGTGATGCGCGTCGTGGAGGGCGACATGCTCGGCGGCGTCCTTATCACCAAGATCCCTCCCGGCGGCCAGGTTGAGCCGCACATTGACGGGGGCTGGCACGCCAGCTTCTATGGGAAGTTTGCCGTTCAGATCAAGGGCAATCAGCAGCAGGCATTCCACTTCGAGGATGCAGAACTGCGCGCGGAACCCGGTGACCTGTACACCTTCGACAACTCGAAGCTGCATTGGGTAACCAACGACAGCGATTCCGACCGCATCACCCTCATTATCTGCATCCGTAAGGGGAACTGACCATGCCTTGGGGCGTAGCCGCAGCAGCCATTGCAGCCGGTGGAGCAATCTACTCGGCCAACAAATAGTCCAGTGCCGCCAAGAGTGCCGCTCAGGCGCAGGCTGATGCAGCCAATAGCGCCAATGGGGTGCAACTGCAAATCTTCAACCAGCAGCGGGCCGACCAGTCGCCCTTCAGGCAGGCGGGCCTTGCTGGACTCAACCAGTACATGCAGATGCTTGGCCTCGGGCCGCTTCCCGCGTCAGCTACGAAGCCATCCTTTGCGGATCAGGAGCAGCAATACCTTGACGCTAACCCCGATGTAGCTGCGTCGGGCATGGACGCCTACCAGCACTACCAGCAGTACGGGCAGAAAGAGGGCAGGGCGTGGCCGGGTGGCACGACTTCAGGCGTTGGTGCGGCCGGGTACGAGACTGGCACGCCTTACACCACTGGTAGCACTGGCACCTCGCCGCTGGGCGGATCTAGCTCTGACCCCTTCGCCGCTTTCCGCAATCAGCCGGGGTATCAGTTCGGCCTTGATCAAGGAACCAAGGCGGTTCAGGCCAGCGCAGCGGCCCGTGGCGGCCTAAACTCTGGTGCAACCCTCAAGGCACTGATGAAGTTTGGCAACGACTACGCCGACCAGCAGGGTTTTACGCCCTACATGAACCGCCTCGCTTCACTTGCGGGCATGTCGCAGACCGCGACCAATCAGCTCGGGCAGGCCGGGCAGAACTACGCCGGACAGGTGGGGTACAACCTGCAAAACGCAGGTCAGGCACGCGCGGGCGGCATCTACGGCTCGGCCAACGCATGGTCTAACGCGGGCCAGCAGCTTGGCAGCATTGCCGGCAACTACCTCGGCTACATGCAGAAGCAAAACGACTTCGGGGGCATCTGATGGCGGGCTATATCGGACAACTGTTGATGCCCGACATCGCGGGCGCCGTGCAGCAAGGCTTCCAGCAGGGGCAGGACATGGCGAGCAAGCAGACGCTTGCCAAGTACATGCAGGGCGCCGTCAACGGCGATTCTGGCGCGCTGGCCAAGGTCTATCAGGCCGATCCATCCGCAGGCATCAAGGCGCAGCAGTTGGCCGCTCAAGGTGCCAAGCAGGCTTCGGCGCTCAAGGACCAGGACATGGCGCGCTTGGGAAAGCATGCCCGCATGATTACTGCGCTTGCTGACTCGGGCGACATGCAGGGTGCAGCCAGCCTCTACAGCACCATCTACCCGGAAGCCTCCAAGATCCTCGGCCCCGGCCTGCCGCAGCAGTTCGATCCGTCCATGTTGCCGCACATGAAGCATATCGCGGATGCCGTGGACCCGCAGAAGCCCAATTACGTCAAGGGCGCACCGGGTGACGTGTTCGTGGACACTTCGGCCAGTGGCAAGCCCGCAATCACCGTTCCGGGTGACAAGGCCCCGCCGCAATCCATCCAAGAGCTGCAAGACCTGCAACAGCACCCGGATTTGCTCGGGATCAAGAAGCAGCTTGCGGCGGCAGGTAGGGCGCCGGCTGGCGACAGTGCATTGCAGCAGCGCCTTTCTCTAGCTCGCTCGATGGGCGCCACGCCTGAGCAGCTAAAGCAAATGGTGATGGGTACTTCAGCCACTACGGACGCAAATACGCCCCTCTCAGAAGGTGGCGAACGCATGGCAAGTGCGCTGGCTA